AATATGAAATGCCAAAAGGTATTACAGATATTATTGATTATGAAGAAGGTGGTTATGTTTCTGGAATAAATACATTATTTACTATTGAAAATTATTTTTATTCAAATGGAATTTTAAATCCAGATAGTTTTGTTAATGGAAATGGATTAATTGGTTATCAACAAGCATTAGATTTTTTAGAAACATTAGCAAGATTTACTGTTGATAGTTATACATATAGATTTTCTAGATTTGATAAAAAATTATCTTTAACACCTGTGCCAGATAAAAATACATATTTATTAATTAGAAGTTATGCTTATACAGGATCTTTTTTAAATAATTGAAATTGAGAAGATTATGAAAATAAATTATGTAATGAAAAATGAATACAAGAATATGCTTTAGCACTATTAAAAATAAATTTAGGATATATAAGAAGAAAATTTTCTAATGGCTCAGGAAGTATTGGTAATGTTGGAATTACTTTAGACGGATCTGAATTATTATCAGAAGGAAAAGAAGAAAAAGATAAATTAGAAGAAGAATTAGATGAAAAATATGCTTTTGATGGTTATGGAATTTCAATGGGAGTAATGTAAAAATAAAGAGGTGTTAAATGTTAAAAAATTCTTTTGATGTAATAGAACTATATGAAAATGAAGTTAGAGCAATTGAATATGAATTATATTTTAATAATTCAAGTTCATTGAATATAACTTCAGCAAATATTGAAATTTTTAACTCTAATTTGGATGTTCTTATTTCACATCCTTGTATGATTATAGAAAATAAAATAAGCACTTTAATTACAGAAGATGTAACATCAACAAAAGGTAATTACAAAATAATTTGAACAGTTGAAATAAATAATCAAATTTATAAAAATAGAACAAATTTAAAAATTAGAGAGATATAATTATGAATTGTATATCTTTTAAACAAAATATTTCAAATATAAATTTTAAAATTTTGAATTGTAAATATAAATTTTTAAATATAAATATAAATGTAAATTTTAAATTAAACTGTTATAATAAATCACATCCAAAATATTTTAAATTATTAGAATTTTATTCTGATTTAAGTTTAGGAAAATAATATGAGATATAGAATAAAAGGAATTGCAAGAGATAGTTATGGAAATATTCTTCCTAATGAAAAAATTTCTATAAAATTATATAATTCAGATATTAATGCAATTGTTTATGAAACAGAAGAATCAAAAAATCCAAAAAATGAAATATATACAAATGAATTTGGATTTTTTGAATGTTATTTTGATATTTCTAATTATACTAATGCATTACAACTATTTGATTTTATAATTGGAAATTTAAAATTTGAAAAAATAGATCCATTTTTTACAGATAAAGAAGTTCTTAATACAATTGATAATGAACATAACAGTATATATGACAGAAATGTCGAAAATAATTTTGATTTTGGCACATTTTAAAAAGGAGGAATTTTTAAATGGCGAATACATTACAAATAAAAAGAGGGAATAAATCTAATCTACCTTCTTTATTATCTGGTGAACCAGCATTTTGTTTGGATACAAAAGAATTAGTTATTAATGATGGAACAAACAACATATTTTTTACTAATTCAGATCAAAATTTATCTACTACAGAAGATGTCACCTTTGCTGGTCTTACAGTAACAGGAGATACTACTTTAGGTAATGAATCTAGTGATGTTATTACTATTAATGGGGTTATTGGTGATAATATTGATATGAATAATTTTTCAATATTAAATCTAAAATCTCCTAATAATCCATTAGATGCTACAAATAAACAATATGTTGATGATCTAGTTTCTAAAGGACTAACAACCCATGAATTAGTAAAAGATAAAGATGTTTTAGATCCTTCAACAATAACTCCTACAGAAGGAGATAGATATTGAATCGGTGGTGTTGGTGTTGGAGATTGAGCAGGATTAGATTATCAAATTGTAACTTATGAAAGTGGATCTTGAGTATCAGAAGAAGTTACAGATGGAGATATGGCTTTTGTTAATGATGAAGCTATATTTTATTTTTATGATGAAGGGTCGAATTCATTAAAAGCATTAACTACTGCTATTGGTAATCATGCTGCATCACATGAACTTGGTGGAACAGATGAAGTAGATCATGATAATTTAAAAGGATTTGTTGCAAATGAACATATTAATCATAGTAATGTTTCTATAACTGGTGGTGGGTTATTATCAGGTGGTGGAGATATTACTACATCAAGAACAATATCTTTATCTAATTCAGATATTAATCATGATGAATTAACAAATTATGTTGAAAATGAACATATTGATTGAAGTATTACTAATGCATTAAATATTCATAATGATAATATCACTAAATCATCAATAACACAACATTCTTTTACTTATGCAGATTTGTCATTAAATATTGATAACACTCCTGTTGATGGTCAATTATTAGAACCTATTTCTTCTAATTGAGCTTATGATCATACAAACGCTACAACAGGAATTCATGGAGTTACTGGAAATGTTGTTGGAACAACAGATATACAAACATTAACTAATAAAACTATTGATTGTGGGTCATTCTAAAAGGAGTTATAAAATGGATAATGTTAATTTAAATACTGATGATTTAATTTTTGAAATTGGAAAAAAATGTGTGGAAATTATTGCAGAAAGAAAAAAGGTTGAAAATATTGAAGAATTAAAATCTAATTTTGTTCAACTTAATAAAAAATTTGAAATTGCTACATCTGAAAACACACAATTAAAAAATAAAATAGATTTATTAGAAAAAGAAAAAGATAAAATTTCTAATTATAAAGAATTAGAAAAACAAAAAATTAGATTAGAAAAACAAAACGAACTTTTACTTTCTGATAATAAAAAACATTTAGAAAAAATAGACTTTTTAGAAAAAAAGTATAAAGAGATTAGAAAGAAAAAAGAGGATTAAATGTCCAATATAATCAAAATTAAAAAAGGATTGAAATCAAATCTTCCTTCATTACAAGAAGGAGAATTTGGTGTTTGTACAGATACTTTAGAATTATTTCTTGGTATAAATTCAAATAATGAAGAAATTTTAACTGTTAATAATTCCTCAAAAACTTTTTTAAAATCTTCAAATCCTTCTAATTTAGATGACTATTTAGAAGGATATTCTATTGGAGATAAATGAATCAATACTTCTACTAATGAAGAATATGTTTGTTTAAATTCTTCATTGGATTCTGCTATATGAAAAAATACTACTTATCTTTTATCTATTGCTAATACTACTAATTTAGGTGGTGTTAAAGAAGGTGGTGATATTAATATTGATTCTTCTGGAATAGTAACAGTTAAAGATGACAGTCATAACCATATTATTTCTAATATAGATAATTTACAAACAACATTAGATTCTAAACTAATATCTTCAAATAATTTATCAGATTTAACTAATATTGCTACAGCAAGAGCTAATTTAGGTGTTGATGAATCAGGAACTGTTAATTATTCTCACCCTACTTATAATGGTGATGATATAAATTTAGATACTGGATCATTAACAGGTGCAACTGTTATATCTGATTTAGATTTTAATGTAACTACTGACACATTAGGTCATGTTACTGATGCTAATGCTACTTATTCTACAAGAAATATAACACTAGCTAATCTTGGTTTTATTGGGGATATAGATGCTAATAATTATAGTTTACCTGTTGCATCTACTACATTAGGTGGTATTAAATCTGGAACTGACATAACAGTTGATGGATCAGGAAATGTATCAGTAAATAATGATAGTCATACACATGATAGTAGATATTATACAGAAACAGAAAGTGATAATAGATTTATTATAAGATCAACAGAACATGAATATGAAGTGGTTATAGCTGGTGGAGTATCAAGTGTTACTTATGGTTATAAAATAAAAACAAATATTTCTGTTGGTTCTAAAATGTGTAGAGTTAGGATTGATGCTTGTCAAGATTCATATACCAATTCTACGTTTGCATTATTAAGTTGGTATTACTATAATGGAAGCGTTTTTAGTCCAAAATATATCTCGTTTGCAGCAGGGGATCCATTATCATCATTTCAAATTGGAGTAGAGAATAATAAATTTGTAATATTTATTAATGATCCAGGATATTATTCTTCTTTTAGAGTTAGTTATTTATTATATGGTTCACATCAACCTTCTATTTCTGAATTAAGTGGTTGGTCTTGGGCAGATGAAGCAAAATTAAATTCAACGTTTGTTCAAGCAAGTGGAGGTGTTGCTTGGAGTAATGGAAATGATGGTTCTGAAAGTGGACTAGATGCTGATAAACTTGATGGTCAGCATGGTAGTTATTATCGTGATTGGGCTAATATTACTGGAAAACCTTCTACATTTACTCCCAATACTGAAAATGTTCAAGATATTGTTGGTAGTATGGTAAGTGGTAACAGTGAATCAGGAATATCTGTTGTATATCAGGATGCAGATGGAACTTTGGATTTTAATGTAAATGATCCTGTAATTAGTTTAACTGGTGGTGTCACTGGATCAGGAACAATGACAAATCTTGGTAATGTTTCTATAACTGCAACAGTAACAGATGATAGTCATAATCATGTTATTTCTAATATTGATGGGTTGCAGACTGCACTTGATAATAAATTAAATTCATCTTCATATACCGCTAGTGATGTGTTAACAAAGATTAAAACTGTTGATGGTTCTGGATCTGGATTAGATGCAGATACATTAGATGGACAACATGGTAGTTATTATTCACATAGTATTTCAGGATCAAAATCATCAGCAACAACTTGAACAATTACACATAATTTAGGACAAAGAATTGTGCATATTACTTGTACTGATACAAGTTATAAAGTTATTTCTCCTGATGAAATTACTTTTACAAATGATAATAGTTTAACAATTACTTTTGGTCAAGCAATAGCAGGAAATTATTTAATTACAAAATAAAAAGGAATATTATATGAAACCTGAATGAGAATTATTGGATTTAAATCAATCAGAAGATGAATATGAATTATTTGATTCAGTAATATCTGAATTTAATGATATAGCAGGATTTCCTATTGAATATTGAAGTTTAAATTTATCTGCAGGAAATCTTGATGTTTTATATGGAGAAAATGCAATTTCAGAATGAAATGGTCCTTATACTACAAAATTATTATATGAGCCAACTAATGAAATTGAAATATTAAATGTATTTGGTATGACATCAGATGATACAATAGAAGCTATGCAAATGAGTAAATCTGTATTTACTAGAGATGTTTCAAATATTTTTATTCCTAAAATTGGTGATGTAATTAAAACATTATGAAATAATAAATCTTATGAAATTGTTGATGTAGGAAGTGAAAGTAAAATTTTTCAAGGCAAAAAAATGATTTGAGAATTTATTTGTAGACCATATAGATATAGTTCCCAAAGTGAAAGTGCAGACAATATTTTATTTGATACTCCAAGTGAAATTAATTTTCCAGAAATAAATGAAACAACTACTTCTAAACCAATTTCTTCTTACGGCGAAAATGATTATATAGAAGAAGAATCAGAAAAAATAGAATCTTATGACAATCTTGACACAACAATTTATGGATTCGATACTTTATAAGAGGAATAAATAAATGGATCAATTTTATAGTTTCAATACAATTAGAAAAACAACTATTCAATTTCTTGATATATTTAATAATATTAAAATTGCTAAATATAATAAAAATAAAGAAATTGTTAATTATGTTAGAGTGCCAATAAAATATGGGCCTAAACAAAAATTTTACAGCTGAATTTATCAAAGAAGTCATGAAAAAATTTTTCCAATTATTGGTATTCATTTAACTTCAGTAGATCCAACTTTCAACGAACAAGGGGTTAATAAAAATATTAAATTATTAACAGAAAATAATAATCATTATATTAATAATTTAATTCCTTGTAGATTTACTTATGATCTATCTATAGCTGCACTATATAATACAGAAATTGATCAAATATTAGAACAAATAATTCCATTTTTTACTCCTTATGTTAGCACTAGAGTCAATATTCCAGAATTAGATATTTATTTTGATTGCAAAAATATTCTAAATTCTGTTTCTCCTGAAATCGATGCAGATATTTCAGAAGACAATTACAGAATAATAAATTGAACTTTATCTTTTGATGTAAAATCTTATGTTTTAAAACCTATTTATGATACTGAAATTATTAAAGAAATTTATTTAAAATTAAAAGATTTAGATAATTTAGGAACTTATGAAACAATTGCTATTTCTGGAGATAAAACAGATTATGAATATGAAATTATTAAGGGAGATATATAAATGTCAAATTATTCTATTAATCCAGCTTCAGGTAATAATTTTCAATTAATATTTCCTGTTTTACCTTTTTCTTCAGATTTATTTACTTCAAAACAACTCATTCTTCAATTAATTAATACAGGAATTCCAGGACTTTCTTTTGATAAAAATACTTCAGATTGAAATGGAAAACATATTAATTCTATAAATTCAGACTTAAATTTTGAAGAACTTGAATTAACATTTTTAATAGATGAAAATTTTGAAAATTGAAAAATCTTATATGATTGATTAACTAAAATAAATAATAATAAAGATATTGTGGGAAAAGATTTAAATGAATATTCTATTGATGCTTCTTTAATAGTATATAATCACTATAATTCACAAATTCTTTCATTATCTTATTATAACATTTTTCCTATTTCTTTAGATAAAGTTACTCTATCTTATAGAGATGGAGAAAATTATCTAGAATGTACGTCCACATTTTCTTACGATTATTTTGAAGTTAATTAAATATAAATAATAATATAATAAACAAATTAGGAGGAACCTATTGTGAGCTTCGCACTATCACCTGGAGTATATACAAGAGAAATAGATTTAACAACTACTATACCTGCAGTTGCTACTTCTGTTGCTGTAAATGTACTTCGAAACACTTATAAAGGTCCAGAAAATGAACAATATTTAGTAACTAATACAGACGAATTAATTAATGCATTCGGAAAACCAACAAACTCTTCTTATCTAGATCTTCTTGCTTGTGTTGGTTATCTTAAATACGGCAAACAACTATA